GTTGATGGTTCCTGATTCAGTTGAAGTTTACCGTGACGCTAACAAATACAAAGGTGGCGGTACAACTTCTATTTGGAATCGTTGGGGTTATGTATTATCTCCTGCTGGTTACGATTGGAATGGTGCTAAAACTGCATTCCCATCTGACGCTGATTACATGGGTGTTGTTGAAAGCGGTACTTCTAAAGCATTAACAGCAACTGGCACTATTGCTAACGCACGTGGTACATGGACACGTAAAACACAATCCGCATTATCATTAGGTATCTTACCTGTATTCCATTCTTAAGGAGTAAGTTATGGCACTAGTTAAAGGTGTTAATTCAAATGCTACCGTAACTGAGGCCAATACTTATTTTGAGAACAGACTAGATGTTGCAGCATGGACTGACGCTCCTGATACCCAAAAAGAGAGAGCTTTATGTACTGCTACATTTATGTTGGATGAATTGGATTGGATCGGAGTAGCTACAGATTCAACACAATCACTAGCTCATCCTCGTAAAGATGGTGAATATTTTGATCCTAAATTTGGTATACTTGTTTCTTTAGTTTCTACTGTTGTTGATCAAAGAGTCATTAAAGCTACTTATGAGTTAGCTTATCATTTATTAAATAATGACGGACTCTTAGACAATACAGGCTTAATTAAAGATTTAGAACTTAGTGGCATTAAACTTAGTGTGATTAGACCTGCGGATAAAATCCCCATGGTTGTAAAGACACTCATCAAACCATTACTCCGGAATAGTGGTAAGAGAACATGGTGGAGGGCTAATTAATGGCTTATAATTCATTAATTGGTGTCCAGCTAAATAAAGCATTTAATGCAGCTAAGGACTTGGCTATTGAAGCAGTGTTTACAAAAACAGTTAATTCTGAATTTGACTTTAGCACTGGTGAAGTTAATGATACGACTATACCTTCAATAACGACAAAGATAATTATTACAAAAACGTCTAAAACTACAGAAGCGAAAACGATGACTATTATGTTTAAAACAAAAGAAGTTGGACCGTTTTCGATGACAGACCATGTGTATATTGACAATGATAGATGGCATTTTGGAAATGTGATTACTTCAAACAATCATATTTCAGTTGTTGAACTTTATCATGAGGTATAATTATGGGCAAATATGCTGATTTAGAGAAAGACGTTTATTCAGTCTTTTCGTCTAATGGATGGACAGCTGAAAATATAAAAACATTCCCGACAAATTTTGTAGTTATGAATACTACTAATGATGAATTTATTCGTGTATCAGTGATACCTAGTGGAAAACCTATAAATAGATACTCATTAGCAGGCATTCTCATAATTGATATTTTTATAGCTGCAGGCTCTGGCACAAGACGTGCTATGGTGATAGCAGATGTCTTAGATAAATACTTAGTAAACAAATCTAAGACTACAGGTTCTGGCGTTACACAATTTGGTATAAGCAGTCTTACGCATGTAGGCCCTGATAAAGCTTTACCAGTTATTCACAAAAGTACCTACACAATTACTTTCAACTTCTTCGGAAGTTCTACTTAAATTTAAAGGAATTAAAAAATGGCACATATTTCTTCTCTTGGCGCTGCAATGTTCACAGATTTGTCTGTGAGTGCTTTACCAAAAACTAACGCACAACTTGCAGCTATTGTTGATGGCGCAGTTTCACATTTTGGCACAGAAGCTGCGCCTAATGATGTTGCTACAGCTGCTGCCGGTCAATTTATTCGCATTTCGCACATCAAAGAATTTCCAGCTATTGGTACACCAGCTAACGTCGTTAAAGTGCCTGAATATGGTGCTAAAACTTCTAAACAAATCCAAGGTCAAGCAGACTCTCCTACAATGGAAATCACCTTGAACTATATTCCAGGCTTATGGGCTGATTCAACTTTATCTATTGAAGGCACTGCTGCTGGTACCTTTGCTAAATCAAATATTAAAATTAATGACGGTAATGTTTATCTATTCAGATTCTCTTTATTAGCATTAGAGCCAGAAGGTTACTTAGCAGTTGCTAATGGTGCCAGTGATGAAAACTCTATTGGTTCAGTAGGTAACTCTTCTTATTACTTCTTAGGTAAATTTGAAGCGTTAGAAGTAACTCCAAGTTTGACCGATGCATTGTCTGCTAAATTGACAATCACAGTACAATCTGATATTCGCGGTGCATACACTGTAGGCAACGTGTAAGCGATATTAATTATGTAAGGGAGTTAACGCTCCCTTACTTTATATAACATTAGGAATAAAAATGGCTCAAGATAAACCATTCAGCTTAGAGTATGTTGTTGGCATTACTGTTAAACATATGCTCAAAAGCATCGATATTAGTATTAATAAAACATTCGAAAGAACAAAAGATGATTCGTTATCTCCAGATAAGAAAACTGAAGCTTTCGAAACACTTTCAATTTTACATCAAATGCGAGCACAACTAGATGAACGCAAAATTAATCAAGGTAAGTAATATGTCAGACGTAAAAGGTATTAAAGCACTAGTCGGTCAACGTATGACCAAAACCGTTAAGTTTTTAGGATCTGATGTTAAGATTTCTAAACTATCTGTCAATGAAGTTTTAGAAATTCAAGCTAAAGCTAAAGACATTGAAAAAGATGACACAGCGGGTTTAGAACTCTTAAAAACTGTTATCCGTTCAGCTGTTGAAGGCGGTGCAGAATTAGATGATGAAGAATTCAATAACTTCCCAATGGATGAGTTATCTAAATTATCTAATGAAATTATGAAATACTCAGGCATCGGACAAGAAGCGGGAAAGTAAAGCTTGATGATGAAGAATTGGCAATTTTCGAAATAGCATATCATCTCAAATTACCTCTTTATGAATTATATGAAAAGATGACTTATGAAGAGTTATTAGGTTGGTTTAATTATTTTGAAAGACGTCCTGTTGACTGGCGCGATGATGATCGTACAGTTAAGCTACTACAAGTACAGGGAGCTGATGGGAAACCATGGCAATACTTCACTTCATTAGACGCAATCTACAATTACAAAGCTGATAAAGAAGCTACATTTAATGTTAATTCATTTAAGCGGTCTGGATTCTTCCAGAAATTAGCATCCGCAGGTGGCGGAGAAAATATTTTTGGAGGTAGTGATGGCGCTTAAATTTAATATGAATATAGATGCTTTAGTAAAAAGCAAGATTGAAAAAGAAAAAATTGCAGAGACTAACAAGTTAGTTGAGGCATTAAAAGAAGCTACTCCTGTAGATACAGGAAGAGCGCGTGATGGCTGGAAAGTAGTAGATGGCAATATAACTAATGATGTTCCTTATATAGACGAATTAAATGGTGGCTCAAGTAAGCAGGCACCTCAATATTTTATTGAAAGAACATTATTATCTCATATTGGTATAGAAGCTAATGGCGTAATCGTCACACCATCTGAATAATAATTCTCCCCTCATTTTTGAGGGGATTTTTTATAGGAACTTACAATGTCAGGGATCATAATTGATGTCGAAACCAGGATAGATAAGGCGCAGAAAGATTTACATGCCTTAAATAGTACTGTTTCCGGTGTCGCAAGTAGTGTTAACGGACTTGTAGATAATTTTAAAAGAGCAACAATGGCCATCGGTGGTATGGCAGCTGCAGGTGGTTCATTAGCTTTCATTGCACATTTGTCTACAGGCTTTACAGAAATAGAAAATAAAATAGCATTAGTGGTTGGTCGCACTAATGAGCTATCAATCGCACAAGCGAAATTACAAGATATTGCAGATGCCACACGTACATCATTAGAAGATTCAGCTAATGTCTTCTCAGCATTAGGGCGTTCAGTGAGCGGCATGTCAGTGTCTCAAAACGCGATGATGCAGGCTACCAAGACGATCCAGCAATCTATGGCCATATCAGGTGCATCGGCAGAGTCTGCTCGTGCCGCTATCACACAGCTTGGGCAAGGTTTGGCATCTGGCACGCTACGCGGTGAAGAGCTCAACTCAGTTCTGGAACAAGCACCGCGTATTGCAAAGGCAATTGCTGACGATTTAAAGGTTGGTACAGGTGAATTAAGAAATATTGCAGCTGCAGGTAAGCTTACATCTACAACTGTTTTCAATGCAATCTTAAACCAATCTAAATCAATCAATGCCGAATTCGGTAAAATGAAACCAACGCTAGCTCAAGGCGGATTAGCTTTAAAAGAAGCTATGAAATCCTATTTACATGATTTAGATAAAGGTTCAGGATTTTCTGACGCAATGGCATCTCAAATGATGAATATATCTGCTAAATTAAGATTAGCAGGTGTTGACGCATTTACTGTTGGTATGAAGTTAGCAGATGGTTTTAATAAAGCCAAAAATATGTTAGCTCCTTTTGTTACAGCAATCATTAGTGTTGTTAAAGCATTAACTAAAGAGATTGTATTTGTAACAAATCTTCCAGTAGTACAAGCTCAATTTCAACATTTAAAAAGTATTGTACTGAGTGTATTTAATGCTATAAGAACGGACGCCAAAACAATATTTGATGTCGGTGCAATGATGCATAAATTTTCTGCATTATTTCTTGTAGGGTTATTAGCACTTAAATTTCAAATAAGTCGAGTAGGCTTATGGGAAGCACTTAAAACAGATCTTCCAAAAGCAGCTAAATTTCTTGGCGATCAAATTAAACAATTATTAACATATAAATTAATTGCTGGTGCCATTTCAAATTTTGTAGATACAGCTAATAAAGCGTTATCTAAATTATTTCATTTTGAATTTTCATTTGGTTCATTAGCAGAAGTATTTGATAAAGCTAAAATTAAATTCACTGGCTTTTTAAATTTCTTAAAAGATTTTAAAGATGAAGTTGTAACTGTATTTAAAGAATCTGGTATTGAAGATTCATTTAAATTATTAATGACAGCAATATCTGCACAATTTGCTCGATTCTCTTCAGGCTTAACATTTAAAGATGTTGTACATAAGATATCTGCATCGTTAAAAACACTTGCAACAAACTTACCGCAAATAGTTGACTTTGTTATAATTCTTGAAAAAGGATTTTTAACATTGATTAAAGCAGCAATTGGCTTAGTGTTTATAATTGGTAAAATCAGTGTTGCATTAGAAGATACTTTTGTTAAATCAGGTGCAAGTGCTAAGATTACTCAATCTGTAAACGTGATTAAGAAAGCAGTTTTAGACATACAATCATCAATACAAGAAGGTACTTTTGTAGATTTATTAAAAGAAAAAGTATCAGATTTTGGCAGTGTGGCTGTAGATAAATTCAAAGATGTAAAGAAAAGTATTGCTGATATGTTTGCCGCTTCAGGTGTTGGAGAAGCATTTGTAGCTAGCTTTAAGTTTGTAAAACAATTCATGTCAGAGTTAGTAAATAGTTTCAGAGGACAGTCTAAAGGATTTGATACTGTATTGAATGCATTAACTAATTTTGGTGATAAAGCAATTAATATCTTTAAGAATATTTGGGATAAAGTAATTGGCCACTCATGGTGGACAGACACAATTGATAGTGTAATTAGCTCATCTAAATCTTTATGGGATAATGTTAAACAAGGTTTTGAACTATTTAAAAATAATATTATCTCAGGCTATGAAGTTGTATATGGTAAATTAGACAGTATAATTGCAAAACACAAAGATAAATTAAGTACTACCTTCAGTAATATTAGTCTTAAAATAAAAGAAGCTCCAGCTAAATTAGCTAGTATTGATATTAAAGCTAATATCGTAGATATGAAAGATAGCTTTGTTAAATTTAAAGATTATATTGTAAAAGCAATGGCTGGTGTAATTGAAGATGGCTACTTGAAAGATGTGTTTATAAGTGGTCTACAATTGTGGATTGCTACAGCTTTCTTACCTACAGGGTTAGTTACAAGCGCAGTAATATTAGGGTTAGGCTATGCATTTGCACAATCTTCAGCACTACTTATAGACTCTATCGGACGTAATTTCGGTGACATAAGTCTAATGCGTAAGTTTGGTATGCAACTTGGTGCATTCTTTGAATCAGCTGTAGAAGACTTTGTTAAAGCATTACCTAATCTTATCAGTGCAGGTGTTGGCTTTGCTAGTGGATTCTTACAAGGCTTCTTAGAGTCTATTCCAGTTATTGGTTCAGCAATTAAAGGCTTATTCTCAACAGCAGATTTTTGGGGATTGTCAGGTACATTAGGCTTTATAGGCGCACTGTTATTTGGTAAAGATATACTACGTCTTGTCAGTTATTTAGGCTTCTTTGAATCACAAATTGAAAGTATGTTAGGTGTAATTGCCCGTGTTGGAAGATTCATGGGAGGTAGCGATGGTGTTATTTCTACCTTACTATTTGGAAATGGTCGTGGCGTACGTACTATTGCGGCATTATTCTTAATTGCTGATTATTTCAACTCATTTGAATCTATATTCATGGGGTCTGCCGTAGGCCATTTAATTGCGCAAGGTGGATTATTGTATCTGTTGTTTACAGGTAGAGCTGGTTTAAATGCTGTATTATCACCAATCACATTTGCGTTAAGTACAATATCACGGGGGATCCTTCAAGTAATTAGTGAAACTCGAGCAGGTGCAGCATTATTACGTAGAACATCTGTTGAAGAATTGATGTCTAATACAGAAGCAGGCGCAGCAGCAAGGTCTAGAGCATTAAGAAGAACTAATGCTTTTGCTACTAGAACAGCTATAAACCTTCCAGGTAATATGGCGGCTATGGGATCTTCTATCTCTGGGTGGGTATCTAGTGCATTTACGAATCCTAGTTATGTATTATCTCGTACATTAGCTAGTATGCTATTTAAGATTGAAACTTTCTTAATTGCAGCTAAGGCTCAGTTTATCAGATTTGGAGCATGGATAGGACGATTTGCGTTAGGCTTGACAGGTCGTATGTTAATTTGGCCTGCTTTAATTTTAGGCCTAGGTCTATTTTCAGGTGTTGTGCATGCTGCTGAAGAGGACGGTAAGAAAGCAGGTTCATCATTCATACATGGAGTATCTGTATCTATTGCAGATGGTGTAATGGGCATCTTTGATAAAATTGCAAATGCATTGAAAGAATTGCCTAATAAAATTAAATCTATTTGGGATGACATTGATTTTAGAAATACTAAAGGTGGCTTTGATTGGGTAGGTAAATTAGGGTTAGCGATTGTTGTATTAGTAAGCTTTAGAAAACAAATAAAAGCTTTAATGGTTGAAACATCATCAGCACTTGCTGTATTAAGAAATACTGCAATGGCTACTTCTGGGCCAGCTACAATGACTGGCGGAGTATCGTCTAACTTTAGAGGTCCAAGCGCTATTGCTGATAGTAGACCAGGAATGTTTGCTAATTTGCGCAATAGATTCTTTGGAACTCCAACATCACCTCCAGCACCCTTTGTTCCAGCTACAATGACTGGCGGAGTTTCTGCTTTATTCAGAGGGTCTGATATAAATCCAGCTCCAGCACCCTTTGTTCCAGCTACAATGACTGGCGGAGTTTCTAGTGGCTTTAGAGGCCCAGATACAACACCACGTGCTTCTGCAGTAGGTTCAGCAGTAAATAGAGGCCTTTCAGGTATTGGTTCTGCACTTACAAATAAATATGTATCAGGATTAGCAGGTGTTGCTGCAGGTACTTTTATCGGTGCATTTGTAGGTAATGCAGGTTGGGGGCATGCTGGCGCTGAAATTGGTGCAATAATTGCAATAGGGTTAAGTAGTCACTTATTTGCCGCATCCGCATGGATAGCATCTAAGATTGGATTAATGTTTAGTGCAGCTCAATTAGGCTTAATTGGAATAGGCATAGCAGCTGCTGGTGTATTAGGTGTGTATTTGTTTGGCGAAGGCGATTCTATAAACGAAAAGTTCGGAAATGTCTGGAAATGGATGCAAAGAATCACAGGATTCACACCTAAAAATATGGTTGCTACTTTAGGTATTTCAGCTGAATCTAAACATTTCTTAACCGCTCAAGGCGTATCACCTGGTTATGATCTTGCTGCAATAGAAAGAAGCCGCGTACCAAAAGCATTATTAAAGAAATTAGATAATGCACTAGAAGCATTAGATAGTACTATTAGTGATATTGAGGATTCTACTGGTCTTGGTGAAGATATTTCTCAAGCGCAAAGACAACAAATTGTAGATAAAGCTAAACAAGTTAAACAATTTGTAAGCAAAGCTCAAGTTGCGTCTAACCCTGTTATCGATAATTTCTTAAATGAATTAGTAAAAGCAAAACAATTAGATCCTAATAATGCAATCAATAGAGCGCAAATAGCTACATTACAAGCAGCTTTAGATTTTGAATATAAAACTATAAAAGGATTTAATGAATATTCTTTAGATTCTTTCTTTCAAAGTGCGGCAGAACGTTCTGCAGGTGAATTAGCTCATCTTGCGCATATGAAGCATACACAATTTAGCGCACAGTATCAGTTAGCTAATATTACACCACTAGAATTAAAGATAGCACAAACTTATCAAAGTCAAAGAATAGCAGGAGCAGATCCTGAATTAGCTGCTAAAATTGAAAAGTATGTTAATTTTTATATCTCTGCAGCATCTCGTAATAAAAAGTTAAGTACATCTTTCCTTAATGAAGAAAAATTAAAGATATCTGAATTACCATTAGCTAACTATAATGAAGTTATAGCCGCAGCAAAAGGTACAACAGCAGACGCAATTAATAAACAAGTACAAGCTCAAATCAAAGGTACAGAACATTTTGCATGGGGTGAAACCATGTATAAATACCCTTCTGTAGACTCTGCTACAATGGATCAGATTGCTAATATTATTCTTCAATTAGAGCAACAACAAGCAATAGCTATTGAAGCAAATACTGCAGCAGCTAATTTTAAAGCAGAAGTTGCAGGCCTAAAAACTAAATTTGATGCAGCAGGAATCACTTTTGATCCTGAAAAGATGTTTGCAAAAGATAAAACCAGTTATGATGCTGTAACTGCATTAGCAGATGAAGCAAAGAAATTAACTGAGTCAATGTCTAAAACACATGATATTGTTGCTAGAAATGTTTACAAACTTAAATTAGATGGTATACAAAAAGTAATTGATAAAAATGCTGAACTAGCTGCACTTAGCGGAACTCGTTCTCAAGCGGCGATTGCTAAAATAGCATCTGAACTCAGCATGTCTGATACTATGGCATTAGCTTCTCAACTCAATACACGTCCTGCAGAGGTATTACGTGGTCGTTTAGAAGATCTGTCTTTAGCGCAAACTAGATTAGAACAAGGTAGAACACCTGCGCCTAAGTATCCAATGATGCAGGATATAAAATTACCTGTTGATATCACTAGAGAAAAACCTTTAGCATCTGGCGAACAAGCCGGTCTAATGCGTAAGGAATTAGATAAACGCAGAGATGCGTGGACTGAAGAGTCTAAGAAATGGAATGATGCAGAAGCTGAATATAAGAAAAGGGTCGATAAATTTGCTGAAGAAAAATTCAGAATAGAACAAGATTTATTAGACAGTCTTAAGTCTGAAGGTGGCAATAAAATAGAAACACTTAATGAAATTGCTAAACTTACAGGAATGGATTTCTTCCAATTAGCTATTGAAAATGGTGTTGAAAAAGCTAAACAAACACTTTATACAATATTAGATCTTAAAACAGAAGTTGATAAAGCAATATTAGGTCATGATCCTGAAAAAGTAAATAAAGCTACAAAAGATTATAATTTAGCCAAAGCAATGAATGCTCCTTATGAGCAAAAGAATATCTTTGAGAAATTATCTGGAATCGGAATGAATGTCACTCCGATGGAGCTAGGCTTATTTAATGATGATACTCTTAATAAGTTAAGTACTGGTTATAAGCGTATAGCTGAAATTGATAGAGAATTTGCTAACAAGAAAGATTTAACTAATAAACAAATTAAAGATTTATACAAAGAAAGAGAAGGTATTGTTCGCCAAGGCGAAGATGCAATGGCTCTTATTCAATATTCATCTTATGATAAAATTAAATCTGCACTTAGTGATACAGGTGGCATGAGTACTCTTAGTATCCTAGGCGCAACTAAAGCAAGTATTAAATCAATTCTTGGATTAGATGCTGCGTTTAAGGAATTAAAACGTGACACTAAAAATCCAATGAATATTGATCAATTCATTGAAGCTAATAAACAAGCTGCGATGCTTGAAAGAGCAATGGCACGTGTTAAATTGATCAATGCGTCATTTGAAGATAAACTTTCTGCAGTAAAAGAAGTATTTAATACTGATATTTCTAATTTAGATTTTAGTAGATTATCTGGTAATTTAGGTCAAATTTTAATTGACACAGCTCAAAGATTTAAACAAGCGTTATCTGAAGAACTTGCAACTAATGGCATGTCTGATACAGCCAAGGGTATCTTAGAAGGTATGGACCAACTATCTAAAGACGGTGCATATATAAACTTCTTTGCAAGCTTTAGAGAAGATATGAAAGAATCTTTAACAGATGGTGTATCTACAGCATTTGATAAAGTTAAAAATGCTCTTCCAGGTTTAGGTTTAGATTTCGGTCAATTCCAAAACTTAAGTTCATCTAAACAAGCTGAATACAAGGCTAAAGCTCTTGATGTAAAGACAATGAATAATCTCTTTACATTACCTAATCTTTCTCAGTACCAAGCTGATATCATAAATAAAGTAGGTAAAGGAACTCCTGTTCAAGAGATGATGAAAGAGTTGGAACAAACATTTAGTAAAGAGCAAGCTGCTAAATATGCTGCTGTATCTAAATCACCTATTGAAATTCCAATGAATAATTTAACAGAAAGCACTAATAGAAATACAGCTGCTACTGATAGATTAAATGAAACAATAAGTGGAAAAGGTACTAAAGAAGCTCCTACAGCCTTTCAAAGTCCAATTAAAACAGCTGCTGATAAGTATGGAGTAGATCCAGCTTTATTAGGCGCTTTAGTTAGTGTTGAATCTGATTTTAAAAATGGATTGACAAGCAAAGCAGGTGCGCAGGGATTGACACAGTTAATGCCAGCTACTCAAGCTAAATATGGTGTTACTGATCCGTTCAACGTACAGCAAAACTTAGATGCAGGTGCTAATTACCTTAAAGATTTAATTGATCAACAAAAGAATCTTAGTTGGGCATTAGCAGCATATAATGCAGGCCCTGGTGATCAACCATTAGCTGGTGGCGGTACCAAACGTGCTAAACGAATGGCTACTGAATTACCTTATGCAGAAAAAGTATTAAAAAGATATGCTGAGATGTCACAAGAAGGTGCAGTATTGCCTCAAGTGACAGCGTTAAAAGGCTATGAAAGTACTTTAATTCCTGGAACTAAACCTATTGATGTATCAGGCGTTAAGCCAAGTGGAGCTGCAGGCATAATTAATACAGCCACTGTGAATGCTGTAGAAGTAATGCAAAAAGAGATTGCTAATCCATTACAAGATTTGCAAACAGAGCTGAGTTCAGGAAGATCTTCTATTAGAGAAATCTTAGCTAGTAAAGGTCAATATGATCCTGCAATGCTTGCTTCACTTAGTAATGAACAAGCTAATAAGCTGCTAGAAGGTTTGAAAATAAAATTAGGTAAAGAATCTCAATTAAATCGGATAACAGCTGCTGGATATGATACTACTGGATTGCAAAAATCTATTCTTAGTGATGCTGAAAAAGAAAAAGGAAAAATTGATGCTATCAATATGTCCATTAGTTTAACAGCTAATAGGCTAAATGAAGCTGATGGCTTCTTAAAGCAAATGCCAAATAATATCACATCATTCCTAGAAGTATATAGTGGATTGAATGCTGAAACCGTTGCATATATGAGTGAAGCACAAAAGTCAATACTTAAAACAATGACTTTAGACGCACTTCATTTGCAAAAACAAATTGATGATGCTAAATTATTAGGACAACCTACAGATGAAGCTTCAAGTAAACTTGCGTTATTAAAAGATAGTATCAAAGAAATGGGTGATGCTGCTAATGCAAGCGCTATTCAAGCTCGTGAAGCAGGTAAGTCATTTGCAAGCGGTATTCAAGGTGGTTTCAAAGATGCATTTAAAGGTTTAATAACAGGCGCAGGTGCAGGTGAAAAAGGCGGAATACTAGGTGCTTTTGCTAATAAATTAAAATCAGCTTTCATTGATAACATGGCAAATGCTATGTCTGACAGTATGACTAAAAGTTTAGGTTTAGGTGCAGAGGGTACTTTATTTAAAACAGCGGAAGGCTTAGGAACTAAAGTATTTAGTTTATTTGAGTCAGGGATAAATAGTATTACACCTAATGCAATGAGATCACCATCAAGTGGTTTCTTATCATTCTTAGGTTTTGCAGAAGGCGGTCAAATAGCTGGTCCAGGTACTGGTACATCTGATTCAATGATTGCTGCTGTATCTAATGGTGAGTATATTGTAAATGCTAAATCTACAGCTAAACATTTAGGCTTATTAGATGCAATTAATAAAGGCAAGATTCCTAAGTTTGCTAAGGGTGGTTTTTACGGTAATAATGTTACATCTGCATTTTCTACGATTCCCGCTACAACAGGTACTGTAATTGAAATAAATGGATTAGATGCACCAGCCGCTAAATTATCTAAAGCTGGAGATGATTTATTAAATTCAAGTAGTATCTCTAAAGATGTATCATCTGTATGGCTAGATTCAATAACTCAAATGGTTACAGGCGGTCCTGATGGTGGCGGAATAACTGGTACGCTTGTAGATGTTGGTGCAGAAGTTGGTAAATTCTTTCAAGATAAATCTAAATGGGTATGGGATGGTACTATTAATCTTTATGACAAAGCCAAAGGTTTGTTAAATACTGCTGGAAATTTTGTATGGGATGGCGTAATTAATGTAGCTGGGACTATTAAAGATAATTTACCTTCTGTATCAGCTCTTGTAAATTGGACAGGAGGTGGAAATGTCTCTGTTCCCGGCACAGTTAATACTGGTTCCGCACCATCAGTAACGGCTACAGTAAGCGGTTGGTTAGATAAAGCAGGAAATGCAATTAAAGATTTAAATATAACAGGTACTTTAACAGATTTCAAAAATACTATAACTGCTAAATTTGCTGGATGGTATGAAAATGGAACAACGCTTATAAATGACGCGTGGCAAGGTGTTAAAGGTACTCTTAATATTTCAGAAACTGCTAAAACAGTATCAACAAAAATCTCTGAATGGTATGATGCAGGCGGTACTTTAATAGGAGAAGGCTGGAAAGGCGTCAAAGGTGTTATTTCAAATATTCCTAGTATTGACTTCAGTAATATGTTTACTGTAGATAATATGGAAGCGATAGGCGGTGCATATGTCTTAAAACCGTTCACTTATATGTCTAGCGCATTGAAGAATATAGACTTTAATAAATACTTTAGTCTTGAAGCAATAGGCAAAGGGTTCAAAGCTGTTTTAACGCCATTTACATGGATTCGCGATAAAGTATCCGCAATGGATCCTGGCCAATATCTGACATTAGATACTGTCGCAGCTGCAGGTAAAAACATTATAAAGCCATTTACATGGCTCGGCGCTCAAGTCACTAAAATACCTTTCTCAGATTATTTGTCTGTACAAGGGATCAAAGAAGTTGGTACAACTTTATTAAAACCGTTTGAATATATCGGTGCAGAAATAAACAAAGTAGATTGGGCGGGATTATTTAAATTTGATCCTTCCAAAATATTTCCTAATTTATCTAATGATATTTCTGGTGATATTGCGGAGTGGTTCGGTAATATTGATTTGCCAGCTTTTGAACCTAGTAAATGGGCGAATGAAATAAGATCACTCGGGACGGTAGCCTTTGACTTCCTCACTAACTTGGTAAAAGGCATAAGAATTGATTCTGTTGCTAGTTTATTCCCGCAAGCTACAGGAGGTTTAGCAGGAACTGGCAAAGACATTCCTCTCAGCGGTCTAGTTAAAGGCCCTGGTACTGGTACATCGGATTCAATTCCAGTTCGATTATCGAATGGGGAGTATGTAATACCGGCAAAACAAACAGCAGAATATGCTGATGTACTTAATCAAATTAGAGCTGGTACTTTTGGAAAAGGATTGCCTGGTGACCTAACAATTGGAGACTATGCGGCGGGTATTAAAAGTGGTAAATATGCAACTAAAGATAATAAAGGATTCTTTGATGCATTAGGTAAATTAAAAACTTATGATGCTAATGGTAATCCTACAGGGCATTATTGGATGCCTGAATATGCGCCTATAATGGACTCATTGGGTTCTGCATTTACATCAGGATTGCCTTCAAATTCTTCTGTTAATTATGGTGGAAAGGATTACGGCATTGCTGCTTTCAATAAATTAATGATGAAGGGCATTAGTGGTGCAGGCCAATTAGTTAGGACAGCGCTAGGGAAATACTCTTGGGATAATACTGGAGAAATGTCTGATTGGACTCCTGATATTTCTGAAACGCCTATAGCTGGCACATCTCAGTATACTATGGAGCAGTTAAAGTATACTTTTGGAAAGCAAGGCGAAGCTATCGGATACTCGGATATAAAACCTACTGATATGACTACTAAGTTCATATTAAGTGATAATGGCGCTAGACAAGTTCCTAATCTCTTAAATGATGATAGTAATTGGTTTGGTACAGGTATTCTGTTGCCTAATGATCGTTCTATGTCAGTAGAAGATATGGCTGCAATTAGAGCGCATAACTATTTAAACCTTAGACGATTTGATTCTATTGCTGATAAGCAAACAGGTAAAGGTTTACTTCGTGTATTCAATCAAAATCCTAAAACTAAAGCTTTTGAACCTGCCAAAGGTTCTTTAGGGCCTTGGAGAACTCAATCAGAAGTAAATAAGTTAGTTGAAAATTCAGGCTATTTAGGGAATACACAATTCTTTGATAACACAACAGTTGCACAAATGGATGCTGTCAGAGAAGCTTCCTTTCCTGTAATAAGTGCGTATGATGAAGAATCCCAAAATACGTTTAAAAAGTTTAAACCGAATTTAGGTACATTAGGCATTTTTGCCAATACAGGTGCATCATCATTCCTCAATTTGAATGACAGCATTGATGGATATGTATGGCCATCTGGTATGAATAATGCCACTGCATTAGCTAAAATAGGATTACAAAATAAGCAATATTCTGAATTATTAGCAAAAAGTGAAAATCCGTTATCAGATGCAGCAGTTTTCTGGCAAAACACCAAAGGTTCAACTCATTATGAAAAAGAACTTGCAAAAACTTCAAGCGTATCTGGTCATTCTTCTATAAACTATTGGGAAGATTATTTCGGACAAACGGCTTTAGATTTAATCAATAAATACCATCCTGACGCTTCTAATAATTATTTAGGCACAGCAGTACAACCTAAGCCTAACGCTCAAGTTCAAAAAATATTAGAAGCTACAGAAAAAGCTTTTGAGTTACCTTTGAAAGCAGATGGATCTCCATATTCAGATGATGATATCAAAGCAATTCACCAAGGATTAGTCGATTCTAATATTCTAAGTAAAGTTGTTGCGGGATCTACTAAAAGTGCTGTAGGCTTAAATGGGTTCCAAATTCCTTCTAATGTTATGGCCAGTTTGCTTAAAGACGGCCAACTAGGTACAGGTAGTTGGGCATTAGAGAAAAACAGTGGAATGTACAATTACACTGAAGAAGCTGTAGCAAATGGTACAAAGATGCGTGAGACTGTCTTAGGTCTTACTAGTGCTGCAGGTGATCTCGTAACAGAGAGAATTCCTACAGATAAGCCTATGTTAGAGTTGAATAAAGCAGGCAAGTGGGAATTACCAAAAATAAAAGTACCAGAAGCCACTAATACCCGATTGGCAGCTAAATTAGTTTCAAATGTAGCTTCTGGAAAATCCAAAGTCAGTGATTGGATGTCACCAAAAACTCCTAAAGTTACATCAACTACTCCATATATGACTTTTGATCTTTTAAGTAAGAATGCCGGTCCTAAGCCTGCCTCTGATCCTTTTGCGCATATTAAAGATTTATTATCGGTAAAAGGTGTCAAGAAGTTCGGATCAGATAGTATGAAGATGGCGTCCTACTTGGCTGATAAATTATACAGGGGTGGTGTTGATACAGCTATTTCAATAAAAGATTTTTATACGAGTATGACTGCGGAGGGCTATATTGATGCAGGAAAGGTAGGTGCGTTACCTGATTTTAAACTACCAGATACGCTATTTGCTTTAGATAATGTTAAAACTAAATTCCCATTTGACGCAAAATTCTTGGGAGAACAATTTGCGTCAGATGCTTGGGCAGGTTATACATTGCTAGGTAGTGCTGATAATCCTTATGGTTCGTCCTTTCCATTTCTATTAGATAAGAATGCGAGCCCTAAAGATGTTTCCGGAGCTAAGGCAAACTTGGATCAATTAGTTGCTTATGTAAAAGCCGGCGGTGCAATGACTTCCGAGCAGACATTAGGGGCTGATTGGATTTTAGGCAAGTCTAACCTTGATATTAATAAACTTCGTCCGCCAACAATGTTAGATAAGGTAGGAAATTGGCTAATAAAACCTGCGGGTGCTGATGCTGGAGTCCCTCCTGTATTACAGGCATATGATACTTCAACTGCTGCAGGATTATCTCAATTCTACCCTAAAGTATTTTCAAACCCTGTTTTAGCAAAGCAGATAACATCTGATCTTGCACCAGATAATACTTTGGATGAAAGTACAGTAACTTCGTTATTAGACAATATTGAATTTTCAAGTCTTTCAAAATCATTAAACGACAAGTTAGTAAGCGACTGGGGTAAAGATATGATAGCACCAATGCTATCAGGCGTAGAAGTAATAGATCAATCTACATACCCTAATCCTGAATTCGGTATTTGGGATCGTATGTTAAGCTGGGTAGGGTTATCTGATAAGCCTGAAATTTTAACAGCAGAACAACATGATGATTATGAAACTTTCAAAGGTTACAAACCATTAGCTATTTCTAAACCAGTAACACCTTCGTTATTTAATTTTGGAAATGATCCTATTACTAAAGTTCCAATGTTGTCTATAGGTTCTGGTAAGTTATTACAAGATTGGGAAGCAGATGAAAATCCACTAATTACTCTTGCAAAAGATTCCCAAGGACAAAGTTTATCTTCTAATTGGGATGCGGGTTGGAAAAACGATTTTGGATTTAGCGATAATCGGATGACAGATATTACTCCGATGGTTGAGGCAATATTCTCAGCATTTACCAATGACCCTGTTGGAACCATCGCATCTATTGTTACTCCAGCTGCTCAACAGACAGTGACAAGTTTGTTAACTGGATGGTTATTCAGCTCAGTTATGGGTATGGCTACAGGCGGTTTAGTAACAGGCCCTGGAACAAGTACTTCTGATTCAATTCCTACAATGTTATCCAATGGTGAATTTGTAATTAATGCGGCTGCAACTAGACAGAATAGAGCGTTACTTGAATCTATCAATTCAGGCCGTCCACTTTCATCTTTAGCGCCTTCTATCGGTGTTAAAGAATTTGATACAAATAAAAATTCAGTAGTTAATAATAACTCTACTGTAGTAAATTTAAATATAACAGGAGATATCTCTAATCAAACAAGATCTGAGATTCTTCAATTAATTCCAACAATAGCTCAAGGTGTTAATACATACAATAGAGCTAGAGCTTACTAAGGAATATATTATGGAATTCGGTATCCTAGATATTGATGGTTCTTTACTTGCTAAATTCACAACTCCATTAACTGTGAAAAGTAATCAACCAATATTTGTCTCGGATACCCTTTCTCTACAAAGAAAAGTTACAAAGAGATCTTCAAGTCATAGATGGGAAATAGATACTAATCTAGCTCCTTTAAAACTTGATGCGAATGATCTCTTTGCATTTATTGTAGAAAAAGGGTTATCGGAAACAGTTAAAATAAAAATGCCACAAAATTATGCAGTGGTGGTAAAATTAGAAAAAGATGGATTAGGTAAACATACAGATAGGCTAGTAATAGATGACAATATTACTAATGGAAACTTAGGTACTAGTACAATTAAAGTAACAGGTACTTCTTATGAAATACCAAGAGGTACATTTGTTTCTTTTACAGGCAGTAATCCTAAGATGTACATGACAACCTCTGAATCAACACCATCTGTTAATGGCGTATCTACTATTAATATTTTCCCTGCATTAGTTTCAAATGTAACTGGAGAATATTTGAAATATAAAAATGTTGAAATGACATGTAAATTTGATACGTCAGTTGTAATAGGCATGACATATAGTGATGGTGTTTTGATGGATAATGGCACCTTTAAACTATTGGAGCATTTGGTATGATATCTGCTACAAGTAATATACATGCTGCAGTATTGAGTAATGCACCGTCATCTATTTTATTGAGAATCTTAGATCCAACTGGTGATCAAATCCTGAGTACAACTACCGCACCTTTTGATGTTGTGTTCAAAGATAATACGTATTATTCAAATGCTATTTTAGTATCAACATCTCCTCCACAATTTACAACTTTAATAGGAGGCGGCGATTACACGTTTGTAGTTACAGATCCTGATTTATTAGCTTTAGTGTCTTTTAATAATGGTCTTGTAGGTTATTCAGCAGAGGTTTACGTTGTGTACTTAGAGAACGATACACCAATCGATGATGAAGGCTATTTAATATTTAAGGGTAAGATAAACTCTGTATCTCAAACAACTAAAACAGATGTAATAGGCGAGAATACATTAATATGCACTTGCTCTAGTCCATTATACAGTTTAGATTATGAAAAGGGATTTTTATTATCTCATGAGAAAGTCTCTACAACTACATTAGGTGATGATTGCTGTATCAATATAGCATCAGATAAAAATACTGGGAAGCTTAAATGGGGGTATGTCAATGGCCGATAGTTGGTTTAAAAATATATTTTCACTTGCAGGTATTGGAGCTTTTGCATATCTAATTTATGATGAAGCTACTAATAAACCTAAAGTCGTAAATAAAGTAGGCTCTGATGTTGAAAACCAAACAGAAGCAACATATCTTCCTATTGCTTACGGGAGATGTACTTTAGATGGTATTAGGGTTTCTGCGGAGACTGTTAATAAGTATATTCAAACTACTGGAAATTTTGATAATAGCTTCTATACACCTGGAATAACTTCTACATATGTAAATTCTGCTAATAATATTTTAGTAACACAATCTGTATTATGTTTAGGCCCGATTAATAGAGTAGTAGATGTTCTTGTTGATGACAAACCTATAACAGATCCTAATTTTGCAAATTTAAATGGGTTTAGAATTGATGTACACAACTTAGGCTCTACTAGTTATTCATGTGAACTTGCACGTAGTCATGTATCAAATGCTGCACATTCTTATTTCAATAAAATGGCATACGCTACTTCTGTATTTAAGCTAAATGGTACAACACCAGCTTTTAGTGGTATACCTAAATTACAGTTCTTTTTAGAAGGGTCTAAAGTAAATGTATATGATGCTACAGGGCAAAATCCAGTATTACAGTATTCTAATAATCCAGCATGGTGTTTACTACATTTCTTAACAAATAATTACTTAACAAAATCTCTTGTAAATATAAATGAAATAGATATTATATCATTTTATAAAGCAGCTCAAATATGTAATCAGTCCACAGGCATATCGCATGTAGGAAAAGGGCGTGTATGGGACTCACCAGATCCTTATACATATAAAAGATATGAATGTAATATGGTTTTAGATACTAGTAGACCTGCTAGAGAAAATATTTCAGACATATTATCTACTATGAATTATGCAGATTTAGTATGGTCTGAAGGGACTTATAAATTAAAGCTTATCGATCCCACTAAAAATTATTCTTTGGCAGCTAATTTATGTTCACCATTAGATAGTGTTTCAATAAATGATGACCATTTAGTATTAGGCGAACAAATTGATTTAGCATGGCCGCCTATTTCTAGTAAGTTGAACTATATAACTGTTAAATTTAAAAATGAAGAATTAGATTTTAAAGAAGATTCTATTTCATGGCCACCGAAAAATACTAGAACCTATTATGTAGGTGAGGGACCGTATCAGTATACTGCAGATATTTATACTAAACCTGAAGCTAATTCTTTAGCGGCTGATTATGGTGTTTGGTCAGGTTCGGGCAGTAGTTGTATACTAGTGTACTTATTTAAAACCCCTATGTATTTAACGTCTACATCTGCTACATTCTACCATTCTGGCCCATCTAGTGATAGTTGGAATATTAAAAGCGAATCTGATGCTTCATTAGCATTAACAACAAAGCCTACTACAATTACCTTAAAGGCTAATACAGTATATAAAGTTACAATGAATGCAACAGGCAGAGCTGTAGGCGATCGTGCATTAGCGGGTACTATTCAAACATCTAGCCAAATATTATGGACAACACGTGATGAAACTTTTGCAAACTATGTAACTATTTCTGAAACAGACCAATACAGTTCATTATTAGCAGAAGATGGTGGAATAATATTAGAACAATCTACTAATTTAGTAGGCATAACCTCCAGAACACATGCTCTTGCAAGAGCTAGGGATATTCTAAATAAAAGTAGAAATGAATTAGCTGTTGGTATTTCTGTTGCTACACCTGGAGTATTATTTGAACCTGGTGATATAATTCAATTAGATACCGCTACATTAGACCTGGCTATACAGAATTTTAGAATAGCATCTATAGATATTAAAGATAATGATATATTGCAATTAAAAGCAACATTATATGATAACGCTATAATTGCACCGTATACTTCTACATACCAAACTGAGAAATTAGAATGGGTTTCGAGTACTTATGTACCAGCTCCGACTAATGTTTCGTATACAGTTTCTACTGTTTCGTCATCTGAGAAATCTTCAGGGACTATTAAGTGGTCAGGTGTATCGAGTAATTTAGGTAACATTGTTTATAGGATAACTGTATATGGATTAAATGCGCCTATTATTGATGTAGATAAGGTTTTATCTTTTGATGTAGTCGGTACTACTGAATGCGTATTGCCTGATTTAGAACTTAAAGGGATTACAGAAGCTAGATTTTCTGTAAAAACAGTAATAGATAAACATGGAGAGTCTATAGAATCATTTACTGGAACAACTTTAGAAACATTAGTTCCTTATGATCCGTCTATTATTATAACACCTGCAAGTGGCCAGCCTTCTAATTTTACAATAGCATCTAATAGCAAGGTTATTACACCTTCGTATATTATACTGCAAGCTAATTCTGGTGTTTCACATTCGAATTATACATGGTATATTAATAATGTGAAACAAACGTATCAGATAATTAATGGTGTTTCAACACCTGCTAATACACAGACATTCAGATTAATAGCTCCATCTGATTCAAATCCATTAAGTATAAAAGTTATAGCGAGTTAATTATGGCTACACAAAGTGCTTCTACAACAATATTAACTTTAAAGGAAGGTGATGCTAATTCATCTTTATATTTAAATACATATGCAACAGTTGTACAATATGATTATACAGGTGCAATTAAAGCCAATCAACTCCCATCTATAAATGTATCAATACAACAGGGCGCTATTCTATTAGATAATGCTAAATTTGATTTCACATTAACGCCTGTTAATTGTACTGCAACTTATTCTAATGGTGTTGTGACAGTTGCATCTATAGGTACCGCTGATAAAACTAATTTAAAGATAACAGCAACCTTAAAATCACAATATTTAAACACTATTGTCTTCCCAAGTAGCGGAGTAAATGCTACACATAATATTATAAAATCTGTTGATGTATTACGTACAGGGATTATGGACGTATATCAATGGAGTCCTACTCAGCCGACTTCTTTTCCATCAGGCGTATCAACATATACATGGGCCACTGGGCAATTTACTGACGCAGATGTATCAACAAACGGATGGTACCAAACGCCATCTATTGGAAATGAAGGTGATACGTTATGGGTTGTCAAGCAACCTGTGCTAGATTCGAGTACTGCTGACACAACCGGTGTTACTTGGACAGCTGGCTTGGATACATTGAAAGCTATTGGAAAAGCTGGTGAAAATGGAACTAGAAATGGATTTCTAGAATTATATAAATGGTCTTACAATACACCTACTACATTTCCATCTGGAGTGTCCACATACACATGGTCTAGTGGACAATTTACACAACCCGCTACATTAAATGGCTGGGCATTGACTATAAATGATAGTCCAGGTGCTGGTTACAAGTTATTTGGGTGCTCTGTATCTATTATAAATAAATTAAATACTAATACTGATGATGTTACATGGAATACAGCTACTGCGTATATGATAGGCTCTTCTGGCAATGATTCGGTGTATGCTACTATTTCCAAACCTGCTTTAAATGTTTCAGAAGACACTAGTGGTACAATATCTCTAAGTGGGACTGGAATATCTCTTTCATTAAATGAAGGTTCTTTACAATTAACCCCTGTTACAACTATTACGTCTAACGGTCAATTTACAGTTTCAGTGAGTAGTTCTGGAATTACACCGGGTGCTATTACAATAAATGGAAATAATTTTATAGAAGCTGATGCTACAGCGATGTCATCTACGACTAATGCCTCTATTACTTATACTTTTAATTATAAAAGAGCAAATGGTGTTACGGGGAGTTTATCTCAAACGAGATCGCTAGCACGTAGTAAAGCTGGGGCAACAGGCGCAACAGGCTCAGGTTCTACAGGCGCGACAGGTATTTCTAATTATAGAGCTTATACAAAAGCTGCTTATAATGCAGCTACCCCTCCAACAGCACCTAATTCGGGATCTAGTTTACCACCGGCACATGCTACATATACTTGGTATAATACACCTCCTGCTTTGGCTGATAATGAGGTAATGTGGCAATCTGATGGGCAATCTCAATCTGCAGGCAGTTCTAATATCGTATGGAATACACCTTATCCTTCATCGTTAAAAGTTGGTACGTTACAAGCACTACAGACTAAAACTGGTGAATTAGTATCTCAAACAGTTGCTGGCCAAAGATTATCTATAAATGAAGGCGAATCTAATGAATTTAGAAATTATAGTAGCAATAATAAGTTAATATCTTCAATAGGTGATACAGGTACAGGTGCTTGGGAATCTATTTTTTATTGTAGTACAGCAGCTGTTGCTAATTATAATACAGCTAATAAAAAGACAATGGGCTATGAGGTATTATTCCCGCCAATCACTACATCTTTTGCAGATGGTGTTAATTTAAGAGGCCTTGTAATAGGGACACGTTTTGAAAATTCATTAGGATTAGATGGCGGTTTGAGTGTAGATATAGGCTGTATACAAAGATACTCAGGCTCAAGTGTGGGAGTTGTAAATTCCAAATTTGGGTTATTTGCAACATGTGGTGTATATAATAATGAGCCTGATAGGATATCAGGAATGATCGTAAATACTTCTTCTGCAGCTGATGGTTCATATGCTGCAAGGTTTGATCGTAGTGGCGTAGCGGGTACTTCAGGTATTGTAGTCATTCTTGATGGCACATATGCAATAAAAGCTACAGGTAATATTAAAGCTACTGGAAGTATTTCGGTATCAGGTAATATAACTGCATATGATGGATCTGATAGACGTATTAAAGAAAATATAAAACCGATTAGTAATCCATTAGCCAAGCTAAATCATATATCAGGTAATACATTTAAATGGAAACAAGAATACTATGATAAGCAAGATAAAGAATTATTTAAAGAATATGATGTCGGTGTAATAGCTCAAGAAATAGAAGCAGTATTACCTGAAGCTGTGCATGAGAGATCAGATGGTGTAATGGCTGTTAATTATGTTAAAATAGTACCACTATTAATTGAAGCTATTAAGGAACAGCAAGTTCAAATTGAGGAGTTACGTAATGACATTACCCGTCTCTCCAAATAGCATTTCTTTATCACAAGTCAATATAGAATTGGGACTTACAAGTACTGCGACTATTAGTTTGGATGATGCAGCTGTTCGAGCATTGTTTAGTAAATCTTCTGGAATTATTTCAATGAGTGATGGTTGGGGTAAGAGTAGTGCTTTACCTAAATTAGCTACCCCACTATATTCAGTAGTAGCTGGTGGTGTTAACTCGGTATCTTTCGCATGGGCTGCAGTCTCTAATGCTACAAGTTATGATGTGACGTTTAATGGCACTACTGCAAATCAAACTAGTCTTACATTTAACATCGCATCGGGTGTTGCCGCAGGGACTTACTCTTTGAGTGTTGTGGCCAAGGCAACCAACTACACTCACTCAGATGCTGCTACATCTGGTAATATAATCGTAACAAATGCTAAACTCTCTACCCCTTCGTTTACGGCGGCCACTGGTTCAGTCAATCAAGTATCATTTACATGGAGTGCAGTTACAAATGCTACAAGTTATGATGTGACGTTCAATAGTGTAACAACTAATCAGACTAGCACAACATTTACAAGCGTTAATACTTTGACCCCGGGCACATATTATCTTTTTGTTAAAGCGAAAGCAGCCAACTATCCCGATTCAGATGTCGGTACCAGTTCTGCGGTTGCAACCGCAGCGGTACCAGCGCTTGCACTTCCAGGTACGGTTACATTAACCACTAGCGCCATCACAAGCACTACAGCAAGGATTACTGCAACAACCAATTCAGGAGGTGCTCCGGCTAATTTCCACTTATTTAGGAATATTAATGGGACCAATACCTATATACGGTCTGCAGCTAATGGTATATTTGATCTGTACGATATGACACCTGGTGAAACCTATGGCCCTTATCGTTCTTATGCGGAAAATGCTACAGGCATCTCAGCATATTGGTCTAATGATGTGTATGTCACTAACACAGCTGTCTTTACACCTGTATCAACAACAGCTAGTGGTATTACAAACACTAATTGGTACACATATTCGTATACAGCGCCTGTTACTAGAACATATACATTTACAGCTACAGGTTTTGATACGCAGATATCTTTCGATGGCTTTACAACATTTACTGATGCTGATTCGCAGCCTGGCAATGGTGAGCAAGTCACAAAAGCAATGACAGCTGGCCAAAGCGTTACAGTGTCTGTTCGTGCCTATGGCACTGGTGGCGGTACCTTAACATTCTCTATAACTTAATTATGAAAAAATTATACTTCACCGCAGCTACGGAATATGTTGTGCAAGATTCACAGCTTCCGGAACCATTGAATATTGCCAGTTTTGAAGCGGAAGATTTTGATGTTACAGTTAGTTACATCTTACTTCCAGGCAATACTTATGAAATTTTAACAAATATTGGAGGACAACCCGCATGAGATATTTATTTGCAAGATTAAAAGAACCATCTACATGGTTCGGTATTATTTCAGCTACATTAGCTATCTTAAGTTCATTTAAAGTGTTAGTATTAACGCCTGAAGAAATGGATAGTTTACTCGCGCTGTCGGTTGCCGTTTTGGGTGGCGGCAGTATCACGTCTAAAGATCCTGAATAAAAAGGGAAAAAACACATGGCGAAAAAATCTAGACGTACTGAAGAAAACGTTGTAGAACCCACTACTGAAAAGGACTTACAGCTTTTAACAGATGCACAAAAAAGATATTTAAATTCCATAAAATCAAATATAATAACGTTTGGTGTTGGGGTTGCTGGTACAGGTAAATCATATGTAGCATTATCATATGCTGCTCAATTACTACAGAACAAGCGAATATCAAAGATCATTGTTACAAGGCCTGCGGTAGAAGCCGGTGAATCATTTGGATACTTACCAGGAGAGCTTGAGGAAAAATATGCTCCCTACGTTGATCCAATAAAAGATATATTAAACAAAAGATTAGGTCATTCATTTACAGATTACTTATTTAAACGTAAAGTAATTGAAGCAAGACCATTGGCATTTATCAGAGGAAGTACATTTGAAAATACATTCGTATTATTAGATGAAGCTCAAAATTGTACTCCTGCTCAAATGAAAATGTTCTTAACTAGAATTGGTGAGAATACTAAAGTAGTTATTGATGGTGATATACAACAGAAAGATATTAAAGGTAATTCAGGATTAGCTGATGCTATCGTCAGACTACAAGGTATTAATAAAGTTGGTATAGTTACTTTTGATGTCGATGATATTGTACGTAGTGGTATCTGTAAAGAAATTGTGAAAGCCTATTTGTAAAATTTGAGATGCCCTGACTACGGTTGGGGCATTTATTCGCACAGAAACGGGGGTAGGCGTGGCGACTGAGTGGCCAGCTATACGACAGGCATGGGGCAGCCTCAGCGTGGCAGAGACGGGCAGATTTCACACCTCTCAAAGTTGGGCGTGTGTGGGCCGCCTGAGACGGGGCATCACTGAGGGATCAGCGTAGCACCCGCGTGCCGTGTGGGGCAGTTTCTGGTCGCGGAACTGGCACTCTCAGCGTGTGGCGTGTCGCAGTTTTCAGCACCGAACCCGTTGAATTAACCCTTCAGACGTTCCCCCTCAATTAACCCTTTAGTCATTATCCATTAATTGTTAATTCCTTAATACGGAAATAATGGTATCTTATATGATAATCAATATCGGTTATCATAACTAAGGAGTATACTATGAAGAAGATAGTTAAAGCATCAGAAACTGAACTTAATGCCCATAAAGGTTGTAAGAATGGATGGAATAGACGACGGATCAGCAATGAGAAGCCTACCATCCCATTCAGCTTCTTCTTAGAAGCAGCTCTAAAGAAAGAGGAGTCTAAACAATGATTAAATTAAAATCGAACAAAGTTGTACCAAGGCTTTTACTTAATAGAGCTTCTAACACGACTGAGAATAAATTGTATTTTTCAGTTAACCCGGTTATAATCAAAAATCTTCCTGAAGAAGAATTTCAGAAAAATCTCACAACTTTAACGCGTAAGGAAAGACGTAGGGCAACTGCAATTCGGAGACAGAAATGAAAAGTACAGTTATGTTTTTAATTGAAAGTGGATTAGACATTGACATTCGTCACCATGTCCCTTGGGACTATGAGGAAATTGATGCAGAAGACTACAACGCTGTTATCAACATCCTTGATATGGCCAATACGAGGTTACGTATTGGTGATGTAATTCAATACACCTGGGAAAGTGTAATCTGGATGGGGAGAGATATCGATGTTTTAGCAGCTATGCTGGAACGTCTAGATGACGATAAGTTTAAACTATGTGTCTTAACGGAAGGGCACATTTACCAGCAGGGTGCGCTGGTACTTTAACAACAGGGATGGTCTTCGGACTGTCCCTTTTAAACGCGGAAAAAGGGGTATCTTATATGAAGTACAATAAGGTACCTCAATTCAATTAATCCAAGAGGAGAAAAATTATGTTTAGTTTACTTGATTCACAATTTGCTAGTGTAGGTAGCAATTATGATATATTCACAGAAGAATATATGGAAGCGTTATATCATATCTATTATGGCGACGAAGAAGAGTCTCACACCTTCTTGGATCATCGTTTGAATGGTAAACAAAAATCTGAACCAGCGTCTGAGTTCAAAGACGTAAAAACAATACAGATTCCATTTGAGGAGGAGTTTGAAGGCTATTGGTAACAGCCGCATAGACCTGAGTAGGTCTTTAAACTGCTCGAGTTGTATATGGATGTGTTATCCATACTGATGAGACTATAAAGTCGAAACAACTTAACAATTCCAAGAGGAAATTTACAATGAAAAACAAATTAAATAAACTAGCTTTAATACATCAATTAAACACTTTCTGGGTGTTTGAGAGAAATGGAATGGGAGGTGTACCTTCTTTTGATTTCACCAATAAAGCAGCCGGAATTAATCTTTGGCATATTTGGGGAGATAAAGTTGGTCTAATGCTCATTGAAACAAAGGAAGTATTTGAAATTAACCTAGAATGGGATGAGATTTCCGAATCCTATGGGCTTGGAGATTGGGATATTCCAAGATTAAATTCTCTTTTAGAAGGAGAAGCAGCATGAATTACTATTTATTAGCTTACGGAATACTATGGGCAGCTGCAGGGCTGGCCTGGGTGTTCTACCTTATTACTCTAGAAGACATACGTATTACTAGGGAAAATAAGCTGGCGAAAAAACGCCAGAAACATGGTCTAAAAATTACCCAATTAGACTATAAATAATTGCGGAAAATAGGGTATCTTATATGAAAACAACCACCACAGAGGAAACTCAAATGAAAGAAAAAACGTTAAAAGCATTAGTTGAGATGTATAGAGATTTATCAACAGAAGAACTTAAAGTTTGTACTTGGGGTAAAGAACTTCATGTAGAAGCACGTAATATTGTATTGCAAGAGCGAGGAGAATAATATGTTACCATTAGTAATCGGTGTTATCGCAGGTGTGGCTATTAAAGCTGCATATGATAAATTTAAACCAGAAGTAGAGTTAGTGGCAGAAGAAATCCTTCAAGTAAGTAAAAATAAAAAACTTGAAGCAGCAGTAAAAGCTTTTGAAGAAAAAGGTTTTAACTTCACTAAGATAGCTTATAATCAGTTTGATTATGATAATTTCGAAACAGAAGAATTTGGAAGAATCATAGCAACATGTGGTGTTGTACAATCCACAATGACGGTAGGCTCTGCTGAAAGAGCTTTAGAAATTGCCAGATGGTTCACTGGTGCGTCAATTAAAGAACTAAACAACGAAGTATATTCAGTTAGTATAATCCATTAATCCAAGAGGATACAATCATGTTACCATTAATTTTCGGCATCGCAACAGCAGCAACAGTAGCAACTTCTTATATCATTAAAAGACGTAAAGAAGCTGTAACATTAGCTGATGCTGCAATAGACCTAGGTTTAGCAGGAACACACCTAGTGTTAAATTCATTTACACAAAATGTATTGGCTGCAGGTATTGCCGCAGCTCTTTACACAACACTGGTTGTGACACCAGTGCCATGGATCACACTTGCAACAGCATGGTTTCCAACTATGTTTGCAATTGATTTAACTTTCAAAATCGGTACAATCGCTTTACTTAAAACTTTCGGTGTGAAATATAACACACTAATTAATCAATAATCCAAGAGGATACAACAATGTTCAAAAAATTATTTAATGAAATTCGTGCAGACTTAAAAGCAATGAATGCTGAAACTGATGCTACGATTGCACGTATTGAAGCAAGACAAGTAATTGAGAATGGTAAAATCGTTACTATTCCTGATTCAGTCTTAAATGCCGCCACATTGGTGAACTAATATGTGGATACTGCTAATCTTAATGTTTCTTATGATCAGCCCTGTCATCATCTATAAAATGGTAGGGTTGATTCTTCTTCTCTCTGGAATGATAGCGGGAGCGCTATTAATAATGCTTTATTTAATTGGAGTCAAACATGATTGGTTTTCTAAGACAGGTTAAAATGCACCTGAATGATTTACGTGCTGAAGCTGAGAGAGTCAAACAAGCTGAAGCTGACGCTAAGATGGTAGAGTATCTCGAAAGAGAAGTATTAGCTCACAGATTAGCAGTATCAGGGAGGGCAGTAGTACATGGTTATTTCAAACCAGAATCAAAAGGTGATAAATCTAAGGATGAAAAATCTTTAGGCAACACTCTTGATATAGATCAGTTAGGCTATATTGAGAGTGCAAGGGAAGTTAGTATTGATAACTTAGTATTCTTAAAAGACACTCGATGGTTTAATAAGAATGAAGTATTCGGTATCACTGATATCAAAGGGTCCATAATCCCGTTCTATGTTGACAAAAATGATTTTAAATTTCTACAGCAGGTGAAAAAAGCTAGACCCATCCAATAGGTTAATAGCCTATTGTAGAAGCCTCAATTCCTCCTACCCTTCGGGGTAGGGGGTTCTTCCTTATTTTTTTTTTCTTAAAAAACTATGAATAGAGAACTTCTACAATATGGCGTTACAGTTGGTTGCACAATTTTATTAATCGGTTTATCAGTTCAAACATTGACGTTTGCTACAGCATTATATCTATTCGAAAGAGGTTCGCGATGATTGGAAAAACTATGGTATTAATTTTTGTTGCCATATTGGTTCCTAGATATCTCTTAAATGCTAAACAGATAGATCACATTCGAAATAAGAAGATAAGGGTTGAATATGCGAAATAGATTAAAACAATCGTTAACACGTAGAGTGCAACTTGAAATTGCACCACAAAGCCCTTTAAAATTTCTTAAAGAATTAAGTATCGATAATATATTAGATACAATAATATCTAATGTGTATTTATATACACGACCTAAAAGAGGTGCAGTAAATAAACAAATACTAATGGTGGAAGTGATTAGTATTATTGGGCATTCAGTAAGGAAAGGATTAAAGAAAGATTCATCTGTTGCGGCTAAGACTGGTGCATTCATATTATATTCATTTGAAGAGCTTGGAATGCTTAGAGCAATACTCGGTTCTGCTGGTAATGGTCATGCAACATATATTGTAGAAGTTTTAGATGATGCAACAATACAATTACTATGGGAAGGTGTAAGCAGAGAAGGTGCCAAAGGTAAATTACCTTCAGTAACACCATATGAACCTTATACAGAATTCAAACACCCTACTGGACAAGTATTAGTCAAGACGGGTAATAAAGATGTTCCAACAAAATTAACACCTGCAACACATCCTATAGTATTTGATTCAGTAAATAAAAGCTTAAATACGGGTTGGCAAATAAACAAAGAAGTTTATAATGTTTCTAAATGGGCATTGAATAACCATACTGATGCATTTAGTGATATATGGGAGCAGCAAAATCCTCAAGCTAAGACTACTAAATTAAGGGAAACAAAAGCTATTCTATCTATAGCAGATAAGTTCATGGATACTGTATTTTACCATATGTACTATCTTGACTTCCGTGGAAGGAAATATCCAACAACGGCATATCTCCATGAACAATCTAGTGATATTGCTAAAGGTCTTTTAATGCGTCAAGATAAGAAAGTAATTGGTGAAGAGGGTTTCTTTTGGCTATGTGTATCTATCGCCAGTAACTGGGCAGGTTCATCAGGACGTGAAGATGGTGCAAAGACGGATAAGATCAATCTCAAAGACCGATATCAGTGGGTATTAGACAATCAAGAGATTTTATTATCATATGCAGAAAGTCCAAAAGTAAATCAAGGATGGATGTCAGGAGATAAGCCATGGCAATTCTTAAGTGCATGTATTGAGTTAAGAAATGCTTTAAAATTGGGACCAAGATATTTAGAGTATGAGTCACATGTTGAATGTTTTATTGACGGATCAACGAACGGCTCACAACATTTATCTGCATTAACAAGAGATGAAATAACAGCTCCATATGTTAATTTAATTCCATTAGAACTTCCAGGTGATTTATATGCATATGTTGCCGAACATGTATGGAATAAAATATCTAATGACATAGCAAGAATGCCAGCGGATTTAATCTTTCAATGTGAAGATTTTATAGATGGTTTAATTAAATTAAAGAAAAAGATTACTGCATCCGAACCTAAGTCTGAAATTAGGAATCAACTAGTAGCTCAAATTAAAGCCTATAAACAACAATGGGCTGATATTGGCTCTGTTGCAGCGCCTGTATTTTGGAATCGTATAAAGGATTTGAAACAAAGAAGGAAGATAGTTAAAAGAAACACTATGACTCTTCCCTATGGAGGTAGCAGCTATGGATTGGGAGAGCAACAAATCCTTGATGCAAAAAAGCATGGAATAGACTTGCTACTTCATATGGAGCATAAATGGGGAGCTTGGCTGGGCAGACTAGTATTTGAAGATTGTAAAGCTTCATTAGAGAAGCCGATGAGACTGTTAAATATATTTGAGAATGCCGGAAGAAGCTGTGAGAAAATTGAAGAATTTTTATCATGGAATGTTCCAATAGTAAACTTTCCTGTGGTACAAAATTATACAGAAGGTAAAGTTAAAAAGATTTATGTACAGTATGGGCCACCAGTTGGCCCACGTAAATCTACAGGTTATTATGAAAACACTTTTCAATTAGCAATATGTTTTATTGAAGATGTGGTTCCTAGTAAAGGTAAACAGTCTCAGGGAGCAGCACCTAACGTTATTCATAGTTTAGATGCAGCGCACTTAGCACTTACTACACATCGTTGTGATTTTACAATTACAACAATTCATGACAGCTATGGTTGTTTATTTGCTGACATGCCAAATCTCTTTAGAATAGTTCGCGAGACATTTGTAGAACTTTATAAAGATAATCCATTGTTTCCAATAATGGATAATATTGACGGAGATCTTACTTATCTTGAGATGGGTGATCTTGATATTAATTTAATTCTAGAAAGCGAATACGCTTTCGCATAGGAGTTTATATGACACAGCCACAAAGATTTACAATACATGAATACGCAGAATTGACTGGAACAACACCTAATACTGTCCGTACACGTATTGTAAAAAGTCAAGCAGATCCAGTAGATTCTATACGTAATAAAAACGGTAGCATAACTTATGTTTATAGTGGTGTTGATTTAAAAGCATGTATGCACAACTTAAGAAAGAAAGAGAGAGAAGCCATTGAGATCACAAATCCAATGTGCAAGTTTC